CCCGAAGCACAAAGAGACTTTGCCGTTCTACGACACGTTTCCATTAGTCGTCGTGGTTGGTCCAGCTGAAGGTGGGTTCTATGGTTTGAACCTTCACTACCTTCCGCCTATCTTACGTGCGAAGATGTTGGATGCGTTGATGGACATCACAACAAATAATAAGTTTAACGACTCAACGCGATTCAAGATGTCGTATGAACTGTTGGCGAAGACGGCAAAATTAAAGTATTTCAAACCGTGTTTCAAACACTACTTGAACGAACATGTACAGAGTAAGTTCGCGATGGTACCCGCACCAGAGTGGGAGATCGCAACATTCTTACCGACAGCTAAGTTCGAGAAGGCAAGTATAAACGCAGTCTATAAAGACTCCAGACAGAAGATAACAGACTAATGGCAGGCATAGAAGAATTAAAAAGTAAACTGATCTCCAAAGGTGGTCTGGCTATGAACAACCAGTTTCTGGTTAATCTTCCATCAATGGGCGGAGTAGATAGTCGTACAATGAATGTTCTCTGTAAAGAAGTGTCTTTGCCGGGAAGACAGATACTTACTCTTGACAGACCCATCGCAATGGTCCAAGAAAAAGTTGCTAATGGATTCTCAACAGAGGATGTGTCTATGACATTTTATGTTACGAATGACTATGCTCCCAAGAAGTATTTTGATAAATGGAAGTCTGAAATAATCGTAAAAAAAGACGACCATTTACATGTTGGATACAGAGACAATTATTCAAGAGATATTTTTATACGTCAACTAAAAAAACCTATCGCCAGATTTGGTTTTGATTTAGGACCATTAGATTTTAATCTAGATGTTTTGGGAAAATCTATATACAGTGTAAAACTGATAAACGCATTTCCAACGTCAATGAGTTCTATTCAGTTGAATAGTGATCAGGATCAAATTGTTGAATTTTCTGTACAGTTTTCCTACACTGATTGGGAAGTTATAAAGAACGAAAAGGATGGGTTGAGTCCAAGCATAGGGCTCAATCTTGGTGGTTTAATTTAAATTATAGGATATATCATGGCATTACCAAAACTTAACTCGTCGCCGTCGTATGGGATGACAGTTCCATCTAGCAAACAAAGTGTCACATACAGACCATTTCTAGTTAAAGAGCAAAAATCTTTATTGATTGCACTTGAATCTCAAAACCGCAGAGACATCGTTAGATCGATAATTCGCACTATTGAGTCTTGTGTTGAAGAAAAATTAGATCATGGACTAACAACATTTGATGTTGACTATATGTTCACAAAAATTCGTTCTAAGTCGGTGGGAGAAACATCTAAAATAAACGTTTCTTGTAGCGAGTGTAACGAAGAAAATGAGATTTCTATATCATTAGACGATATAGAAGTCACAACCGGAAGTGAAAAGTCCGGCACTATCATACCTATTACCGATGATGTGTCTGTCAAAATGAAATATCCAACGTATGATGAGTTTCTCTTAAATGAAAACTTATCTGAAAGTTCTACGGTAACCGAAGCTCTCATGCAACTAATCATTACTTGTATGGACTCCATTATGACCGAAGAAGAAAATATTTCTGTTAAAGACGAAACAAATGAAGATATAATGTCTTTTTTAGAGTCTATGACATCAAGTCAATTTGAAAAGATTTCTGACTTCGCCAACAACATACCCAGTCTCACAAAAAACATAGAGTTTAAGTGTCACTCATGTGGAACTGAAAACGATCACATATTAAGAGGACTCGACGATTTTTTTTAGTAAACCTCTCCCATGAAACGTTGACAAACTATTATCAAGTCAACTTCCAACTAATGAACAATTTCAATTACTCATTGGACGACGTTGAACATATGATTCCTTGGGAGAGAGAAATCTACTTAACACTGTTAGTGGATGATGTAAAAGAAAAAAATGAGAGGGCAAAACGGAAAGGTTTATAAATGTCTTTAGCTGATCTATCAGAACAATTAAAAGAATTAAATAAAGATCAAAGGGATTCTCACAATGATGTATATGACTACATCAGGGCGGTAGTTCACGAAACACCTAGTCTGAAACAATACAGACTGGAGTTGATGGACACTGCTGAAAAAATAAGGAACATCACGCCCGAGCCCGGAGATTTGTCCGAAGAAAAGAGTGAAAAGAAAGCATTTGATAAAAAAATGCTGGACACTCTAATGGAAATTTCGGCCAACACCAAAGATAAAGATACAAAAGGATCCGGAAAAAAACAAGGCGTGTTCTCAAATGCATTAGCGGGCGGTCTGGGTTTTATGGCTAAAGGCCTAGGCGCTGGTGCCGCTCTTGCGGGACTAGGTATTGGACTGGGTGCATTCTTTTCAGGGATTGCTTTGGCAGATGCTGCAGGAAATTACTTAAAAATAGATGGACAATCTCTTAAAAAACAAATAATCACTTTGAGTGAAGCATTCTCAGAGGCGCCAAAGGACGGGTTACTTATACTTGGGGGTCTTATTGCAGGTTCTGGTGCATTAGGAGCTCTGTTCGGTGCAGGGTCATCCTTTAGAGCAGGCGGCGGTATGGCCGCGCTTGGTCTTGGACTAGCCGGATTTTTCGGAGCTCTCGCTGTTGGCGACAAAGCAATGTCTTGGATGAATGTTGATGGTTCTAAACTCAAATCAATGATGATCAACCTCTCCGAGGGTTTGAGTGCATTCAGTGGTGGTCAACTAGTAGGTCTGGCTGCGCTTTTAACCGGAGCTGGTATATTTGCACAATTTAAAGGTGGAATAAAGGGGTTAGGATATGCTGCAGTCGGCATGACTGCAATTGGACTGGGTATTGGTGGATTCTTCGGTGGTCTTGCTGTTGGCGACAAAGCAATGGACTGGATGAACGTTGACGGTTCCAACATACGAAATATGATGATTAACTTGGGCGAGGGTTTAACGGGACTGACAAAACCAGACTATACAAAACTTCTTGGGTTTGCTCCGGTGGCTGCTATAGTTGCAACCGGCATTGCTATGTTAACAGGAGCAAAAGCAATTGATGGGGTTGGTAATTTAATTGATGGTTTTGCAAGTTTTTTGACCGGAGACACTTCAACCGTTTATGAAAGAGTTAGCGAAGGTCTTAAGCAACTTGAACAAGTTGACCTTTCTAAACTAGAAAAGTTTGACCCAGCCGCAAATGCAGTTGCAAAAATGACGATGGCTTTATCAAATCTTTCGGACACAAGCCTTAACTTCAGTCGGTCTAAAAAAGAATTAAGTGAACTTGGAGAATTGATGGCGTTAACACTTCCGATGTTCGATGCAATGTATGAAGGTGGAAAGGCGAATACTCCAAAGGGGAAAGAATTAACATTTAAACCGGGCTTAAAAAACATACCTAATGATACGTTCAGTAAAATAGATTCTGTCTTATCGGTAAGTGAATCATCACGACAGTCTACACCGACATCTTCTAGTAACGTGTCTTCTTTAGTAAAAGAAAGTAACGAGATGAAAAATACGCCTCCTGTTGTAGCTATCGACAACAGCACATTAAACAATGTTTCTAACGGCGGTGGTGGCGGGGCATCCATCGTGACCGGAAACATATCTACGACAGATCCTCAAGATCCATACGTAGGAACACGCAAATAAGAAAAAGGGGACTTGATGTCCCCTTACTTTTAGTTGGTAGAGTTTCTATCGAGTGACTCAATCAAGATCATTTTTACGATCCTTGATTTAGTATAAGACTTCGGTACCATCAACCCCAATTCTTCGGCCATCACAACTAATTGTGCCCTAGTTAATGACATTAAATCAGCCTGATCAGGTTGAGTAGGAGTAGTAGGAGTGGTAGGAGAAGAGCCTCCACCCGTAGTCTTTTCCGGTTTGCGTGATACTGATCGGTAGATCAGACCAAGTGCGACTAGTCCCGCTAGGACCAGAATAATCATATTGTTATCCATTTTTTAATCCTCCGCTGCCATCTGTGCGAAGTACGACAGGGTGTCGTCTTCTTCGGTCGCAACCGCTGCAGGGGCAGGAGCAGGAGCAGCTACGATTGTTGGTTCAGAAGATTCTTTCCAAGGAGCAGATTCTGCAGTCTGGGCGAGAGCCTCATTCTTAACAGTTGCGCCAGAACCTGTTGCAAGTCCCAACACAGTCTCCAACTTGTTCTTCAACTCATCATAAGTCTTAAACCAGTTGGCATCGTGTGCGTTAGGGTAGTTAGGTACTACAAACTCATTTAGATCGTACAACGCATTGTACACGGCTTCAAGTTGCGTCTCATCTGAACCTAAGTGTGCAGAAGGGGACTTGAAGTCCGACTTATCATAGTTACGATACCCAGCGACATTGCGGATCTTTAGTTCAAAGTCTGCGCCGCCCCAGAAGTCAAACGGATTGACTGGAGTCTCGCCTGGGAATTCTGGTTGCATCTGGTCCATGATCTTATCAAAGATCTTCTTACCGAACTCATAGAGGAACGTCTTGCCGTTATTGGCAGGGTTCGCAGGATCGTTGATCACTTGGATATTAGTGACGTAGTGTAGACGACGCTTCTGGCGACGTGCGGTCTCTTTGTCCTCTTCGATACCTGAGTTCCACAGACGTGAGTTCAACTCACCGACTGGGTCGTTCTGACCAAGGGTAGTGAGTGATCGTTCGATGTACCATTGTCCGGTTGGACCCTTGAATGCGTGGTCCCAATAACGGACCCACGGTAGGTCTTGACCCTCAGTAGCAGGAAGAAAACGAATAACAGCGTAGCCGTTGCCCTGTTCATCAACAGTAGGCTTCCACTTGCGATCGTCTTGGTATTTGTTGGTGTTGGTTGTCTGACCTGACGCTTCGGTTGCGGCAGTGACAAGTTTGGAGATGTCCATAGATCTGGACTTTAGATTTGCAAAAGACATAATATGTACCTTGTATAAACTTAAATATAAACTAAAATATGAATTGCCTCTAGGGCACTTCTATTTATACGTCTAGTGTGTTCTGCTGAGGGAGAAAATGTAACTGTCTCGCTTCAGCCTCGAGATGTTCAACTATAGTCGGAGACAAGTATTTCTTAATGTCTTCTAACTCTAGTCCATTCTCTTCACATAGATGTACAATAGCGTCCATATAGGACTGTTTGTTTCGAAACACGAAACTCTCAACCATAGTTGAGAAAGATTTTTTGGTTAGGAACTTCTCTTCAGTTTGTTCATCCATCGAGTACCTCAACTTGCGTGACGTTTTCCACACGGAAAGACCGCCAAGCTTGCTTATCGATAGCGAACGCACGTACAACTGAGTTGTTCACAGCCAATGCAGCCGCAGTCTCACCCTGTTCACGTGTCGGTAACAACTCAGGTAAAAGGGTACAGGGCATAACACGCTCTTCTCCATCTACCTTTGTGAACGTGACCTGTAAGATGTTAGACTTTAACTGTTCAACAATGTTTTCATATGACATTGACGCCTCCTTAGAATCGTTCGTATTCATCGTCCTCGGCGCCTTCTTCACCAGTATCTGCATGAACGGCTTCGAGAAACTCTTCACTCTGATCAAGAACTGCAATCGTGTGCTCAAACGCTTCGAGCGTAGAGATTACATTCATACGTTTCTCATCGTCTTCAGGAAGTTCTGCGAACTCCTTAACGAAGGTATCCAGAGTGTCTAGATATGCAATGCGCATGTACTCACGTGCGATGAGTTCTACATCATTGCGAGGGTATTGACCTAAGTCAATAAGGTTTTCAGGTAGGGACATTAATTCCACTCCTCGTTTTGGTTAGCTTCATATACGTCTGAGAAATGAGTATTCACAAATTTAACCTCATCTCCCCAACGCACATCCGACTTATAGTCTTGACGATCAAGACGTTCTACTTCATCAGCGAGACGTTTATTTGCCGCACTGATTTTGCCACGCTTCTGAATCTTAAGTGCAGCTGCACGAATCATTGCGTAACGTTCTTCTTTCGAAATTGACATATATTATACTCCAAAAAACTCTTCTTGTCAAGAGTGATCATTATTAGGATAGAGGCTATCTTCAGGATAGCCCCGTTTCTTGACCTCTTTCTTACGGTCAACGTGGGTGGATGGCCGATTGAACTTCGGTGAGTGTTTCGCCACCGGATTCGACCGATTGATAGATTTCTTCTTCATACCTATACGCCTCTTCTTCCCAAGGATGATCTTCATAGGCAAGGTTTGTGTACTCAACTCCATCAAAGATATGTTTGTATGACAAACCATCCTCATCAAGAGTTAGACCCACATGAATGAGTCGTCCCGTTAAAATCTGCACAGCATGAACAAACTCGTGTGCGATATTAATCTTGAGCGATTCATCATCTTGGTCATGAGTTGAAAACCGAATATCTACTCGATCTTCATCACCATCTGTTTCACCAGAAAAATTGCCGATCATCTCTTCTTCAAACAAAACTTTAACATACCCGCCTAGACGGGTAATTCCAATTGACTCTGCGCAACGAAACACATAGTCGGAGATGCCCTCATTGGGCGAGTTTTCTATAATAACATTTTCGGCAATCATACCTAGTCCTTAATGAATTGTTATTTCGGGCATGACTTCATCGAACGCTTCGAGTAGATCAATCTCATCTTGGATTGCCTCACGAATCTCGACTTCACTCATACCAATAGCTTCCATACTAGAAACTGCCATCTCAGGTGAGAGCATATCATCAATCACCGAATCAAAAAGATCTCGAAGATACTCTCCCACTTCACCACGTGCATACCATGCTGTCATTGCTTTGACTCCACTAACCTATTGTCTCTAAACTCGAACCCCTCGGGGGCACTTAACTTACCTAACAACCACCAATCTTCAGCCTTCATAGTAGGCACAAACTGGCCGTG